ATAGCTAGTCTTAGAACCTTTCTTAATCTTTCTTTTACTACTTGTAAACACAAAACGTATGTCTAACTTTGGGTGCTGTTTCTTAATACATATGTGTTTTCTTCTGTCTTCTACGGTGAAGAGTCCTTTTGTTTCTATTATGATACCATTAGGTAGCACAAAGTCAGGTGTGTAATGTCTGTAAGCTAAGTCTTCCCACTCTATCTTGATGCCTTCGTAAATATATTTTACTTTTAGTTCATCAAGAAACTCTGAGAGCTTTACCTCAAGCCCACTACGATAGCCTAACTTACGTGCTACCTTGTACTGTTTAGAAGTGTATAACACCTACCACCAAACAGAGTATGTCCTCGACAGAGGAACATGCCTATCACCATACAGAGCTTTTGCTTCTGCAAGGTATGCTTCTTTCGCAGCATTATAGGCAGCATACTTCTTCTCATTATATGCTTTCTTCATTTCTGAAAGCTGTGTTTGTAAGTCGGAGATCTGTTCAGCCATCTCCTCTAGTGTAGGTTCTTTGTTTGTCATATAAGTTTCTCCTTTCTTATTTCAACATATGAAACAATCTTTGGTTCTTTTGCCTGAGATACCAGAGAAGGTAGCTCCTGCAAGTTAGTCCAACAAGAATGTTTAAATCTACAGAATGAGCATGTCGTTCCTAAGATTTTATTTCCTGTAGGCTTACCTCTGAATGTTTCTTCAACTGCATCAAAACATCTTTTGAACTTGTTACTCTGTACTACGCTTACATTATCAGATAGTTTATCTACTTCTTTTGTCAAGTCTAAACCAGTGGCAGGTACATATTTAAAGCTACCATTAGATTTATTTATTACCCACCATCCACCTGCTTTCTTATTCAAAGCCTGTGCATACCCTGCTAACTGTCCTACATACCCAAATGCATCACCATTAGCAAGAGTATCAAATGATTCAAACTTATTCCTGTATGACCAATCAGATGCAGACTTAATATCGTCAACTGCATCGTCCATGATTATGTCATATGTCCCCTCTATATTAGAATCTATAGTTAGATCCATAGACACTTTCTTAGAATCCTCAAAGGCTACACCTGCCTGTCTAAGCAATCCCTTGAACACAGACTCAACTATGTCCCCTAACATCATGTTCATTACAAAGTTGTTAGGAAAAGGAAGTGCTTCCTCTGGTTTGTTTTTCTCAAACCAAAGCTGACAGGTAGGCTTGCCTATGTTAGACATCCTAAGTCTGAACTCTTTCCTAGTATTTTTAGAGCCAAACTGACGGTGTAAGGCTTCTTTGATGTCATCACAAATCTTATCAATGTTTGCATCAGACAACACCTTCTTACCGTCAGTGGCTTGGTCTAGGAATCGGTGCAGTTTAAGTTCTGCCTTGTGATTCATGGTTACTGAACTTTCTCTTCACTTGTGATGTCGATGAAAGTTTCCACAACAGCAGGATCAATGTCCTCTTTGGAATGAACATTCTCATCCCACTGATTCATGATGTACTGGTTGTAGTTAGTAACCCAAGACAGAAGATCACCAAAGAGTTCCTGATCTTTGTCAGATGTCTCTACCTTATTGGTAAGGTCTAACCTTGTGCTAGGCACATAGTAGCTGTTACCATTCGGTAGTTTTCTCTCTTCAGATGAAGCATATACAGTATGATTAACTGGTAGTCTCTTCATCTTGGAGAGCTTTACAAAGACATCTCCAACAGTTTTGAATGCTTCACGGTTATCTACTTCCCATATGAAAGGTACATAACCTAGATCAGCTTCACTGCTGTAGTCACCCTCAACTTTGAGAGCCTTATCAAACTTAGCAAGCCCTAGTATAACTCTGACTCGTTTGATCTGTC